CAAAGATGCCTTAACGGATGAGTCGTGGACAACTTTCCACGCACTCACCCGACGACATCGACCCCGAGATCTTCATGAGAAATTAGTCTCAGGGTATTGGCAAGAGCTGGTCAAACGACGACTTCGCTCTGTTATCGATCAAGTAATACCTGCGCAACCGTGGAGTGATTCTCAAATGACAAAGCTCCCTTCTCGAAACTCTCACTTTGGTGCCAGTCGCCGCAATTTTGGCGCACTGGGTACAGTGCAGAGTGCCTACCACAACAAGGACCCATTGTTCTATCCGGCGGTGCCGTCGAACCCTCTTCCTCTTTTAGAGGACCTCGTTGTTATCTTCCCTTCCGATTGGAAGGAGGAGACGCTCACTCCAGAGTTTCCTATACTCTGGGACCCGAAAACTTTCTCAGTTCGGGTTGCTGATACTTTAATCAGCCGTGATCGTGGCTATCGTCAGGTCCCTATTGCAGAATTACACTCCCTAGCGGAGCCCTGCAAGATCAGGACGATTTCGAAGGGTCAGAATCATCTTTATACTTATCTCTCCACAATCCAACAACGTCTCTTCTCCGCACTTTCTCGCTTTCCCCAGTTTCTTTGCTGGCGGATTGTCGACTCGTGTATCCTGAGCTCGATGTTCCCGAACAAACCCCAACATGGTCACTTCTTTGTTTCAGGTGACTATAAGGGGGCAACAAACAATCTTAATCCGGATCTCAGCCGTTTCTGCATGGATTTAATTGCAGAGCGCTGGTCTTTACCGGAGGATGTTCGACGCATGTGTCACAATGCCCTCGTAGATCATGAAATTCTCTTTAATGAGACGTGCTACGTTGATCCGAATGACAAGAAACTTGGTAAAATACCCTGTCTTGCCACTGCTCAGCAGAAATGGGGACAACTTATGGGATCTCCGATCTCTTTCCCTATTCTATGTCTGATCAACTTTGCGGCAATTTCTGTTTCACTTCATCCCCGTATTTTCTTAATCGACCGTTATCGACAGACTTATCCTTCTGTCCGTGATGAGCCGATTATTGTCAACGGTGATGATTGCGTCTTCGTGGCCGACGACGTCCATCGTCGTCGGTGGGAGGAGTGCACTCGGGCCTGCGGTCTTGAATTAAGTGTTGGTAAAACTTACTTCAGTTCCGAATGGTTGATTATCAATTCAACCCTTTTCCGTCT